TGCATCTGACTAGCTTCACGATTAAAGATACCACGCTCACCAGAGTGTGACTCATAAATGCTAGTCCACTCACGCATGAACTGACCAATTGCTGGGGTCTCTTCATATGTAGCTGAGTTGTTAGCTAATGCTCGTTGCCCTTGTCCATCCCACCAGTTACCTGCCTTCGCATGAGCCATCTTATCGTCTGTCAAATCAGACAAGCTAATCATTGCCGACCGTCGGACTCCACCCACAACAACAACTTCCCCGATCTTACACAGAATATCATGACACTCAAGGGAATTGAGACGACGACCAACTGCCCCTTTAAACTTGGCGATACAAAACCTATAAAGCTCTTCCAAAGGCGCAGCTCCAGAAGCTCGTCCACCGAAGGTCTTGAGTCTTGCTCCAGCGGGTCTAACTCTTGAAGTGTCGAACTTTGGAATCTCGCCAGCATAGAGAAGAGCCAAGAGTTGTCGTAACGACTTTGCCCATCCTTCTTTAGAATCCGACACAACAATAGAAGTTTTACTATCAAACAACTGAGACGGGACTTCAGGTAACTTAGAAACATATTGCTGCTCCACAGAGAATCCAACACCAGTACCACACAATAGGATATACATCGCCTCATCGAATGCTTTAGGATCATCGATAGGAAGATAGCTACAGTTAAATGCTGCTACATTCTGACGATCTAGTGCAGTACCAGCAGTCATCACTGCTCTCATAGAAGGCACTACATCTAGGTGTGTTACTGCATCTTGCAACTCTTTGCGTAGCTCAGGAGTCAGCGTGTAGTTCTGCTTAGTAGCTAAGTGCTTCTCCATGAAATCGAAGTAACGTGCTACAGTTTCACCCCAATGCTCACGACGATTCTTATCATCGAGAAACCGAGAGTAACGGCTCTTGGCAATGAAAGTGTTGTAATTTGATATTTGTTAGTCATTCAGTCTCGTCCCAGTCTACCTCTTTACAGAGGCTCTCATAATTGTTTTCAATGTTATCGCTAAAAGTATCGACAAGCTCTTCTGAAGATATGTTTAATAACTCCAGAAGAGATACCTCATCTAAACGCTTTAGTCGCTCTTTTAACTCAGGCACTGTAAGCGTTAACACAGTTTACTTCTTCTTCTTAGGTGCAACCTTGGCTGCTTTGGTATCCTTAGCAGCGGTAGTTTCTACCTTGGCTCGATTGCGAAACTTAGCGATAGCGTCTTGTGCTTTAGATACTGCAGTAGCTAACTCATTCAAAAAGGCATCTGCATTCTTATCATAGTCTGTTACCCACACATAAAAAGAATCTCGTGATCCGCTGTTCACAGTTACGTTAACTTCCCAGTTATCGTGATCCCAATAGTTTCCCTGTAAATTAACAAACTGATTATCTTCAGGGAAAAACTTACTATGTGCTACTTTCTCTTTTGCTTTACGCATGTTTAGCTCCTGTATTAATTGTTTAAGACTGCCTCTAATCGGTGACATCTCACTCATATATTATACTCCTATTTACTACTGTTGTCAATCATTCGTTGCAGATACCACTGAGCTTTCTTCAGATCCTCTACACCGTTCTTATGCTTCCACCGCCACAGATACTTGATTGCGTTACCAGTACACATTGCTTCCATTCCTTGTAGGTCTTTCACCACCTGTGCAATAGCATCAATGCATTCAACAGATCCCTGAGTATAATGACTAGGTGAGTTCACCATGTCTTCCTTGTCATCTGCAAAGTCCATCTGTACTAATCCCCTAAAGTAATTCTCAAGGGTAACCTCATGCTCTTGTCTTGCTCTGTGAAAAGGTTCTGCTTCTTCATGAGAACAGACTTTATATCCATACGGATCTGGCATTGCTATCATAGATACCTCTTCTTAAGAAAGTCAAGAGACACAAACATCTCATCGAAACAACCATCCTTCACCTCATGCAACACTACGATACCTCGCCAGTAGTGGTTACCTTGAGCACCCATATAATCCTCATCATGCTCGTAGCAACTACCAGCTATAATAGCCGTAAGCGTCTTGCCATCTGCTCTAATAGCGTAAGCAACTTGTCTACCTTGCTGGTGACCCACAACACACGACTGGTGTTTCTTGGAGATGATGGCTGCAGCTGATCCAACAGGACGGTTAAGAGCACCAGCAGTGACATAGTGGGCATAAAGAACACCATCAATAATAACAGGCTGCTCAAACGGTAGAACATCCCAACCAGCTTTCTCATATCCTAAGTCCTCTAAAGAGATAGTCCCATCCAGCATTGAATCGTTCTCTATTGCACGATTGATGCGGTGCTCATGGTTACCTATAGTCAACACCATGCGTGGCTTGTAGACCTTCTCCTTGTTCCTACGCTGCCTATCTTGTAGCTGACGTAGTGGCTTTAAGAGGATGTCCATTGCACTATGAACTGCTTGAACATCATGCTTATATCGTCTACCCTCAAAGGACTTCTTCCCCTTATCGTAGCTTGATAAACTTGGCATGTCCGCAAAGTCTCCAATATTAACAATAACATCAGGACGCTTCTTAACAATGTAGTTGCCAATTGCTTTCAAGAAGTTGAAGTCCTGACCTGGCTTTACCTGTACATCGGGTATCACTAAGTGTGTCGGCATTATTCATCCTCTAGATCTAACGGATTCTGATAATTACTATCTGCCTTACCAATAGGATAACCATATACAATTGACAACAGTCTATCAAAGTGTTCCTGTAAGTTATCATAACGACAACCATCAGGCAAACTAATATCAATCGATGCTGCTGACTGGTCAGGTTGTCCTTCGTATTCTGTTAAGTGTACAATCAATCTCATTTCATTTTCCTTTGTTTAGTTTCTCAACCATATCCAAGAAGTGCTCAGCATCGACTAGGGCTAGTGGCTTACTGTTATTTTGTTTCAAGATAACGAGTGGCTCTACTAGTCCATGTGTCTTTGCTTGTTCGTAATCCTTAAACACTGCGATAGCTTTACGATTCTTACATTCAATCGTGTAGTTAACCAATGACCTAGCGAGAGGACTAAGTTGCACATCCTCTCCACTCGCTCCCATGCTCGTTGACCTGCAATCATCAGTGGTCAGCGTAGGGAATCGTTGGAGTATCTGATCCCTTACCCACTGCTGTAGTTTTCTTCCTTTTGCTTTTGCTGACTGGGGCTTCAACTTTAATTACCTTTCTAGATTTAATCCATGCTTTAGGAATATGCATCCTAGCATTGGTAAATGTACCTGACACAGTAGAAGCAATACAGATAGCATCTTTGTTTTCAGAAACAATATACCCTGCTGTAGTTACTTCATGAATGTCAGGCTTCTCGTGCTCTTCCCAGCCACCATCACTTACTGCGTCCACCCATTTAATGACAATGAGCCTGGAGGTGTCCACAATTGGTTGTGATGCCTTCGTATCCACAGTAGTCTTCCGTTTTCCAGCACCCTCTCTGCGTTCCCGTCGTAAGCTTCCAGGATAGCAAGATACATCTCGTTTTCGTTTTTGCATTCTTTGAGTAGCCTTTCCGCTTTAACTGTTCCAATGCCTTTGATACCGATGATATTGTCAACTCGATCTCCCATTAGCAACTGTTTATAAAAGTTCTTGATTCCTTCTTCTTCAGTGATGAAGTACCTGTCGTCCTTGACAAAGTTATAGTGGTCTCCTCGGAGCATATCCAGGTCTTTATCAATAGAACAAATACAGTACTCACCTACTTCCATCTCGTATGCTGCGATACCGATAGCATCATCTGCTTCTTGTTCTTCAATCATAGTGAATGCCCAAGCAGACTCCATGTAGTCCCTCAGTAACTGGTAGTGCTTAGGCTTAGCTGACTTACGGTTGCCCTTGTAAGGTGCAGTAACAGCTATCTCATTCCTAAAGTTTGTCTTACCAGTTAAGTATCCTTGGTACTCACCGAACCCATTGAAAAGAATCAAGTCCTCTATGAACTCACTACATCTAGCTATCGCAATAGACTCTGTTTCATTCTCAGAAGCAAAGCCTATGCGATACACTAATATGTCCCCATCAATGAGGGCTTTCATCATTAGAGAGCTTCTTCTTCCAGGTCTGCAAGGCTTACACCTTCAGGCTTGTACTCAATCAGTTCCTTAACAATCAACTTGCTGACACCTACACCAACACCCTTCTTGCCTTGGAAGCTATAGGGATAGGTCTTAATCAATGCTACTGCTTTAGATCCGTTAGCAATCTTCACATTCAAGATGTTGCCACCTTCGTCTACTGCAGTGATAGGGTACAGTTTGCTCTTAGCAGTAACGAAGAAACCTTGGTCAGGTCGCTTAGCATCGTTCTTAACTGTCACACCCATTGATTCTAATTCTCGTACAGCTTCCTTACTTAGATTGCTCAAGTCAACTTGATACTTTCCTGACAACTTGTTTGGCTCAGTAAGACTAGCCCAGAAAATGTCTGCTTGAATCGGTAACGGTTTGCTTGTATCCATGTTATTTCTCCTAGTTAGTTATTACTACAACATATATTATACCACAGTTTTAGTGCTGCGTCAACTTTGCTGGTTGTAAATCTTCTTCCTTAAGAATCCGTATCGTCCGTTCCAGTATCTCGATTGTGTCCTCATTCGTCATGATTGTGTACACAACTAAGTAATCATTATCATCACCTAGTATAACAAGAGGTTCGACATTCTCAGGGATTCCATCATACAGTTTCTTCATGGTGCAAAGTCCGCATCTTTAATTGCTTGCATGTACCTTGCTGCTAGTTCTAGTTCTTCTGCTACACGAGCTAAGTCGTCCTGAATAGTAGTAAGGTTCTGTCCTTGTCGCAAGAGCACCAGTACTGCTTGTTTAATTTCTTCCATCTTTAATTCCTTTCCATTGTTTTAAATACTCTAAAGCACTTTCGACTACTTCTAAGTTATCTTTTAACAAGCCAAGACCCCTGTTACAATTATGACAAAGAAGGTCTCGTGTCTGTCCTGTCTCATGGTCATGATCTACAACAAGTTTCTCAGTATGTCCTTTCTTGCCTATCGTAAAACCAGCAGAACCACAGATCATGCAGCAATTCTTTTGAAGAGTTTTCTTCGCTTCGTACTGCTCCTCTGTAATCCCATAGTTGCGTTTGTAATAAGCATTCTTACCTTTACATTCCTTTGCACAATACATCTGCGAAGGAGCACTAGGTGTGAACTCTTTACTGCAAGTAGGACATGCCTTAATTTTAAAGTAACCGTTAGGGTATTTCATTAGTGCGTCATGCTCCAGTTATCACCTATGTGTGCTTCACCTGTTAAAGGACAGCGAAGGTCAAAGAATAGTCCAGCTTCTTCTATTGCTTCAACACCTAGTCGTCCTGCTTCTTCTGCTCTTGCTTCTTCTACTTCATACTGGATCTCATCGTGAACATTTGCGACCATCTTATAATCGATCTTGGCTCGCCTAAGTTTATCGTTGAGAATTACCAATGCTTGTTTCATCACTATTGCACCAGCACTTTGCAGTAACGTGTTGAGCGCAGAGTGCTCCGAACGAACGAGTAGTTTCCTCCCATCAAGACCAGGTAGTTGTCCTTTTTGAGTATAGATCCTTGCAACTTTTTCTCGTAACGCTTTGAGTTGCGGTGTGTTCTTAAGAAAAGTATCAATGAGTCTTTGTCCCTCTTGTTGTGAACCACCAACAATTTTCCCGATTTTGGAAGATCCTGCGCCATAGAGGAAGGCATAGCAAAATGTTTTACTCTGGTTTCTCCTGACTTCGTGCTCATGGTTTTCTTTATCCCTCTTAGTTGTTGCTGGGAAGAAACCCAATGCGAGCGTGTTCGTCCAATGGATATCGCCTGAAACAATTTCCCTTGCATAGCTATCATCCTTCATGTAGTGAGCTAACATTCTTAATTCTAAACCAGAAGCATCAACACCAACTAGCTTCTTACCTTTATCAACAATCCACAAGCTACGACATTCAATACCGTAAGGGCTTCCGCTGTTTGGTACTTGTGCCATGTTAGGTGACATGTGCGTCATTCGTCCTGTGACTGCGCCATTAGTAATCACCTTGCCATGTACTCGACCATCACTACCTACTGCCTTGAGCCACGATTCTATTTGAGCTACTCTCTTCTGGAGCATTAGATACTCATTGATCGCTTTGGCTTCTGGTATATCTACTCCGTCTAGCGTCCCTTCGTCGACGATCGGTTGACCTGTTTCGGTGTACCTGCTGGGCTGCCAGCCTTTCTCGATGAGCCTCTCACCGATTTGCTTGCGACTGCCTGGGTTGAAGACTTCGACTTTGGCTTTGAGGAGCTTACCCGTTTTCTCTGAGATTCTTTCGATCGTCTTTGCAGGGAAAATACTCTGAAGTTCAGTTTCAATAACAGCCAGCTTATTCTGCAGCGTTGAAAGAAGAGTAATACCTGCCACTTCATCCAACTTAAAACCGTTTCTTTCTTGCTTTGCGATGATGGCTTGGACTTTGTGTTCAAGATCAATGCTCCTTTGGTCAAATTTGTTTAACTTCAATTCACTTGTTAAGTGTTCGTATAACTTCTGTGTTACTAGTGTGTCCTGGATACAGTACTCTTCCATCTCAGGAGTCAAGCCTCCATCCCAATCATTGAACTCACCTTTAGGAAAACCTAATCGCTTACCCCATGATTCGAGACCATGACCTCCGTCCAGACTTGGACTTAGTAATCTGCTTAAAACGAGCGTGTCGCACACTTGGCTCGGCATTATCGAAATCTTCCAAGTCTCTCTCAGAACTGGAGCGTCGAAGCTTATTCCGTTGTGCATGATAATCAAATCGCAGCTGTCCAAATACTTTTGTAATCCGCTTGCTTCCTTCCACGATTTCACTTCTCCTGTGTCAATGTTTCTCGTTACTGCTAACCAAATCTTATTGTGCTTGCTGTTAGTCTCTATGTCTAGAACTATCTTCATGATATCCTTTCTTGGTTTAGTTCTGTTGACACCTATTCGTTTCTATGATACACATTCTGCGGATGCTTGACCATTGATCGGATCAGTTCCTCTGTAGAAAAGAACCACTGAATAAACATTCTACCATCAGGCTCGTAGATTGTAAAGCTCATTCTGTTCTCCCATGTCTAATCCTTTGCTCTGTTCTCACTCGTTTAGGGTACTCGTTCTCAACCCAGAAGCACCGTACTTCATCATGATTAAAGGACACATACCCCACCCATGTAGCGTACTTAGTGGTATAGCTAGGACACTTGACTAAGTCTATCGTATGCTCTGCCTTATGCAATGTGTACCCTCCAAGCACTCCCATACAGAACCATAGTACAGTCTTAATCATTCTTCTTAACAGTAGGTTTCTTATTCACAAGTGGCTCTTCAATCACAGTAAACTTGTTGTGCTCACCGAGCAGTAACTGTACTTGTATCTCCAGCTTCTGCACCTTAGCTGCTAACTCATTCACTGCATCGATTACTTTGGGTAGTTGAATCAAACTCATATTGTTCCTTAGTTAATTAGCCATGTCACCATGCCTACAAAATAGATTACTACTGCCACTGCCTCCACCAGGAAGAGTGGTACATCTCGCTGCAAGAAACCTGCTAGTGTCCATAGTGCAGACCCTACTAGACCGAACACTACATTCGCTGGATAGATATTAAAGCTAGTCAAAGCAATACCTATCAAGCAAAGTATAGTGCCAGTCCACTTCAGTAGAATCATACGCACACCGTAGATGTTGGACACACCGTACATACAACATACTTACCGCCTGATACTACAGTAGTCGTAACACATGCCATACTATTATTATACACTAGAATCAGTGTTGCTGCAAGTAAAATCTTTTTCATATTGTATTCTCCATTGTTTGCGTTACATCTTTAAAGTCTTTGTTATCAATAACAACAACTTCCTCTGTTCGTACTTCTCCTCTGCGTTGCATAATCTTTTCTTGAGGCTGTCCTTCAATTGTAAAAAACTTTAAAGCATCGTCAAATTCAACAACCATATAGGCAGGTATCTTTGAATCGTAAGCTTTTGATTTCATAGTATAAAATTTCTTCTTACTAAACTGAAAGTCAGGATACTTTCCAAAGTTCATGAATCGTCTGCGATACTCTACAATCCCTTTAAGTTCATTGTCCTTGTATATTTCCCAGTCCCATATACTAAACTCATGCTGAGGTTTAACTTCCATGTTCAGAATATCTTGTAACTTTTTTCTAGCGTTCTCTTGATTCACCATATCAATCTCAATCTGACTAGCATCCTTACGGAACATTCCTCTTTCTGTCATAGGTTATTCTCCTCTGGTGGTAACTCCGACATACGACCTGTCATTCTATTGTACAACAACCTGCATGCTAATCCAGTCAGTCCACTGAATCGATTCTTGAGGATACGCACATAGGTAGTGTTCCTCTCCATCGCATCAGTATGCTGTCCATTACGCTCTAAACCAATCACCATGTCACTGAGCTGAGCGATTGCACCTGACCCCCTTAGCTGTGCCAATGAAGTCGCTGCGCCCTCCTCATGCCCCTTAGATTCAGGACGCTTAAGGTGAGACACCACAAACAAACTAATGCCTGTCTCCTGCACCAGCATGCGAAGCTTAGTCATGATCTCATCGATTGCCTTACGCTCGTCTCCCGACTCCTGAGCACTTACGATAATACTAACATGATCAACGAAAATATACTTACAATCAAGCCCCCTAGCCATAAACCGCACACGATTGACAATGTTATCAACGGAAGTGCTACCAAAATGATCAAACAAATAAAGCCTATCTGTACCAAGTGTTCTGTTAAACGCATCTTTTATATCCTCATCTGTTGCCTCACAATCGGGAAGATGTAAGGGTTTGTTTGCTGCCAATGCCATCAACGATTTAGCTGTCTTCTTAACCGACTCCTCCAGGAACATCAGTCCAATATTATCTTCTGTCTTACTGAGGATCTGCCACACAATCTCCCGTAAGAACTGAGACTTACCTAGTCCTGATCCTGCAGTCACCGTCACCAGCTCACCTAGTCTGATACCGTAGGTTAGGTCATTGATCCCTTCGTAGGGATACATCACCTCTGCCTTCTCCTCAGCCTGATTAACTAACTCCCACAGCGTAGACCCTGAGACAATCCCATCGGGTACATACTTCTCTGCATTCCACCATGTATCCACGAACTCCTTCGTCTTACTCGTAGACAAGTAGTCGCATGCATCCTTCAGATCCTTGGTAGGGTACTTGAATATGTGCGCCTTAGCACCAAACAATTCCGCTACTTGATTCGCTGCTTGGATTCCTGGATCATCGTTGTCAAAGCAGATTACAATCTTCTCAAAGCTATCAAGGTACTCATAACTGGCACGGCAATCCTTGAGTGCAGCAGACGCACCGTTACGAACAGACACCACTGGGAATCGTGAGCCTGTCAACTGATAGACTGCTAGTGCATCGAACTCACCCTCAGTAATCGTGATAGCCCTACCTCCTGGAGTGAACTTGCTCTGACCGAACATAGTCGCACTCTTCCAGTCACCCTGTACACTGAACTGCTTCTCAGTCATAGAGCGAGTCTTAGCAGCTACCGTCTTTCCTGCTGCATCGCAATATGGAAAGTAGTAATTCTTACCGTCAGATCCTGCACCAAAGAAGTGCATAGTTGCCTTACTGATACCACGCTCTGCAACATGGACTGCCTCTGTGTTTTTAAATACCTCTAGGACTTGCATAGAGCCTCTCTGTTGAGTTTGTTTATCTAGGTAGATACCTAGCCCTTCCATGTCATCCATCGTCGCTCTAGGGGCTGCTATACGAGTGTGGCACACATGGCAAAACTGGTGACCGTCATCGTATAGTGAATTAGCATCGCTAGACCCACAATTATTACATGGTATATGCTTTAAGAAGTTACTCTCGTTTAGGCTACCCAAGGTAATTCCTCCTGACTTTCCTGCCTCTTCATCCGTAGGTGATAGCAGGAATAGATATCATCCATCACCTTATCGACACCGTACAATTGGATAAAGTCTACTGCATCCTGGATCATGAAGTGGTAGACCATCTCTTCATCGTGTTTGTTGCAACTCATGTTGTTCACCTTATTAGTTAACTACTTAGATACTTATATAAAAAACAATAATATATAAATCTACTTAAGACTACTTAGTATAACTCTATAGATAGTATACCACAAAGTTAACTCTTTGTCTACCTTTTTAATAACTTTCTTCATCGTAGTCTCCTTCGGTATATTCGTCTTCTTCATTGCCATCGTATAAGTCATACCGTACTTCGCTTAGTAGGTCATCGCTGATAGTGGAATAGCACTTGTTGCACATGTCTAAGTACTCACCCGTTGACACACTCTTGCGTGTAGACTCATAGTCATTCAGGTTTTTATCACAACATTGGCATCTCATAATATGGAATCTCCTAGTACTGTATATGCTTTAATGAATCGATTGTCTTTTAACTTCTGCTTAAATACTTTAATTGTCTCTATCCGCAGGGATCTGTCTAGTGATAAGAACTTCTCTGCCTCTTCTTTATAACTAAAGATACGGATAACGCTACCATCTGTTTCTAAAATCTTATATAACTTCATACTAATCCTCCCCATTGTTGTGCCATTGCATCTGCTATCCCCTGGAATGTCTTGTTACGCATCTTCTCACGCTCTTTAGGAGGCAAGCAGGAACTCTCATAATACCAATGACTCATACGTTTACCCGACTTAGAAACCCAAACATCTCCCTTATCCACTACATTAGTAGGTACTAACTTAGGTAAGTCCTTCAACCATAAACACGTTGCCTTAGTAACACCATGCCCATATTCCCAAGGGTTTATAATCTGATCAGGCTTACGAAACTTAGTACTCATGATCCCTATCGGATTCTCAATCGCATACCTTGGAATATTACAATTTGCTAGTGCCATGAATAAATCTATACCCTGTTGCTGCCTACCGTCTGCAATCTTCTTAGCAAAATGCCTTGCCCCTGATACTGCTAGATGGGTACATGGTGGGTGAGCAATCATTAGATCCCATCCCTCATTAAGAACAGCCAACACGTTACCTTGATAGTGATTTCCAGGGGTTTCGCTTGGCTCTAGATCACATGACCATGCGTCATGCCCTGCTTTAATGAATGCATCCCTTACCGTACCACTAAACTCACACGCTACTAGTACTCTCATATCGTTCCCCTAGCTAAACCAATCAGCACATGTATTGTAAAGTATATTGCAGTAAATGTCAAGAGCCACCGTATAAACTTATTCTGATTCATCAATCTCTCCCCACATAGTAAGCAAGCACTAACCAAAATATAACTACGCACCAGTACAAACTCACTTGTCGTAATCTCCTGCAATGAATTGATCCGTAGTAATCCCACGTTTACGAGCCTCTTGAGTGATCCACCTAGCCTCTTCAACGTGCTCTTGATACTTAGCCCTTACCGCTGGATCTTCTGCCTCTACAGCCCCGCATGGTAGCTTGTTGCGCCCCACTCGATTAGCCTCATGAATCCCTGCTAGTGCCTTGTGTAAGTAACTCATTCTTTATACTCCTTCGCTTGTTGTATAAAAGTATTGACTGAATCCATCTCATCCTTAGTGAATACGCACCTATACTTGTTCTCTTTAGTCAAGAGTTCATCCGCATAAGTACGTGCCTCTTGATAAGTATTAAACCCTATACCATCAACGTAAAAATTCCATTCCTTCATTGTATCCTCCGTTTAATCTACTTTGAAAAACCATTTAACATAAGACCTAGGATTAGGCACTTGATTATCATACCATACCCCATCAATCAAAGCAAGCGCATGCCTGGATTTTATAACGTAGTACTTACCCGTAGGATATTGCTTAGCAAAATTCGCTAGTGACATCTTAATTTTTACGGGCATCTGCCAATTGTTTATAGCCTTCTCTGGAGTGCCTTGTTTTAAGACGTTGAGAGCCGTCGTAATCATACGAACGCTTGCTCCCTTACCCCCTACCCTACCATGCTCTAAAAACGTCCTATAGACCTCATAATAGGGTTTGTTTAAGACTATGCTCATGGCATTAAGAGCGCAATTATTACGATCGCTTAGGGTTATATCTGCCAACTGTTTTACGTATTCCATATTAAGTATTCCATAGGTTTAAAGTATTGCGGGTTTCTTTAGCATTTAATTCTATAGCGATATCCCATCCGCTAATATTTTTTATATGTCCGCTGCCTACCCATCCATTGTGCTTAAATTTTTCAGCCTCTACTCTATTCTCTCCCCATGAGATATGGATAAGAGTAGCATTCTGTTTTATGCCTTCATTCACTTGCTTAAGTACTTGTGCCTTGCTAGGTTTCCTGCCTGTAAAATCATATTCATATAACATTTTTAAACCCTCCAATTATTTGATTGATTGAATCTTGATTACTTTAGCCATTTTAACCCCATGCGCCTTGTAAGCAATTACAGGGACGCTCTTATCGTAACACGCTCTACAGCCATTGCACTTGCCTTCATGCTGGTAAGCTTGGCATTCTAGAGCCGCCGTAGGTACTATGTCACTAAAAATCGTACTAGTGGTTAACCCTGGAATTATTTCCCCCGTTACGCTATCGCTTGAATAGCGTACCACTACATTAGACAATGCATTTAATTTTTCTAATACTGAATGGAATTTTTTAAACTTATGCATTCTAGTAGGAATCCAAAATTTTACCCATGTAGCTTTAGTGCAGAGCTCTAGAATCTTTTCAGCTAGTTTTAAATCGTACATATCCCCGCTATCGAAAAACCTAAAGTATCTGCTAGAGTCTAGAGCAATCAGCATATCATTTACCCATGAATCCCGTTTCCAATCCTCCCTATTGAACTCTCTAGGTGCTTTCACGTTAGCGAATCTGTAATTTCCTGTAGTAGCGTAGCACCCTTGACAAGCGGGAACAAGTGAACCGTCTTTATTCTTACTAGCAGGACAAGTATCAAGAGCCTGTAAAGACCAAGACAGAATGCCGTCAAGCTTACTTGTTTTAGATAATTTGATCATGATTAAACCCTTATAAATATTGATGATGAATGTAAATGTCTGCCTCTAGTGGCATTTGACGTTTGCAGACTGTCCCGCCATATCCATATTTGGATTCACTTCTAGATGGATTGTAAGGTAACAATGGTTTACGATATTTGACAGTAACTACAGGCAGTTTTTTAGTGCCTCTAGATTTTAATACTTTACGTTTTAGTGCCACTCCTTTTTTGAGTGTCTCTAGTGATCCAATATCTTGCTTATCATCTAATTGAATAGTGCATAAGTATGCTTTCGATCTTGCATTCTTTTTATATGGCATTTTAAAACCCTCCCGTTGTTAAGACGTAAACTACTAATGGAATTGTAAAGCACAATAAACCTAGTATAAAACCTTGTAATAGTTTGATCATTGTTTCCCCGACTGTTTAGCTAAGTTCAACTCTATTTCAAAATACTCTTGATCTACATTAGAATTGCTATTCTTAACTGTTTCAAAATGATTGTATAAGATATCCCGCAATTCATTCTGTACTTGTGAATTAGTGAGACTGTCCATGTAATGATTCACTATGGTTTTAACATCATTCATTTTAAACCCCTTCTTAACTTGTTTTGATAACTCTATTGTCTACAGTTTTTGATCTATTTTCTTGACCTAGATCAAGATTCTTGAAAGTATTTTATGCTCCAAAACCCTGGACTGTATATCCATACAGTATCCTGGTTATTGATAATCATTCTCATTTAATACTTAACTCTTATATAAGACATAAGATATAAGACATAAGATTGAATGAGAACTATTCTCAATTGATATTGTCTAGTCTAACTTACTATTGTCTAGTGTTAAGTGCTCATTGTCTAGTGATTGTCTAGTGATCTGAATAGTGCTCTAGAGTGTGGTTGACTTACTCTCACACCTCCACAATTGACTGTCTAATTATTAAGCAGATCACTCAATAGCATAGGGGGAGGGGGCTTAGCTGCTTTGTATTTAATTATGATGCCTCTCAAACACCTAAAAAGGAGAATTAAGACTGCCTAATAATTAAGCAAACTGCCTAATATTTAAGCAGATGTCCAGGTAGGAACATGTTCAATGTAATCAATAACTTATAATAAAAGAAGTTAACTACTGATGTCTATATTTAAAAGGAAGATAAAAGGGGACAGAGTAGTTACTGCGGAATACGCTCTAGCTTGGCTCACCAGACCCGCAGGAGTAGAGACTGTGTAGTAAGATAAGTAAAATAAAGCTTGACAAATCTAGAAAGTTATGGTATAATAGTTGTACTAAGAAGAAGACTAAGAGCAAACTAGGTAAAAAACAATAAGAACCAAAACTACTTAAGACTACTTAGTAAACTAATTAGTAGAAATTCATTTATTAATTGTTCTCTGCGTTAGCAGGTAAAGGATATATGTCTCAAGATTTAAAGGATTTGTCTCCTATTAAGGTGGATGTCTTAGAACCAGCACCTGCTCGTAGGAGAGGTCGTCCTCCTAAATCACTTGTGCAGAGCAAGAAGAAAAGAAACAAGGTAGGAAGACCAGTAGGTGATGCAGGAAGAATCCAAGAGTTTAAAGCTAGACTATTATCAACGAGTGGTACGAAAGTAATTGATACTGTACTCCGTAAGGCTTTAGATGATACTGATAAAGATCAAGTAGCTTGCCTCAAGATGTGTATGGATAGATTATTACCCACATCATTATTTGAGAAAGATGCTAAAGGACAACGTAATGCAGTAACTATTAATATTACTGGATTAGGTGAAACTAAAGTAGAAGCAATAGAAACAATTGATGCAATAGAAATTAGTGACGTAGAATACGAAGAGAAAGATTAAGACCGACTCGCAAGAGCTTTCAATTCGTTTCAGGTGCGAATGGTCAAACACCTGATTAACTCCTCTGAAAGGGATAATATGAAACAGTGCATTAGTTGTTTAGAAGAAAAGCCGTTAGATGAATATCATCCACATCATACGACTAAAGATAAAAGAAGTACTGCTTGTAAGGTTTGTTATAATAGACAGACTCTAAATGCAAAGTATCAGAAAAGATATGGAATATCTGTAGAGCAAGCTGAAAGTATGAAGACAGCGTGTGCTATTTGTGGAGAAAAAGAAAACCTACACATAGATCATTGTCATACTACAGGTAAAGTAAGAGAAGCTTTATGTCGTGCTTGTAATCACGGAGTAGGTAATTTTAAAGATAATCCACAACTGCTAATAAGGGCAGCGGAGTATTTAGAGAGACATAATGACTAGTTTGAATTTTGAATTGCTGCCTTGGCAAAAGGAAGTTTATAAAGACACTGCAAGGTTTAAAGTCATTGTCGCAGGTCGTCGTTGTGGTAAGAGTAGGCTATCTGCTGTATCTTTGTTAGTAGAAGGACTTAAGTGTCCTCAAGGATCAGCAGTAATGTATGTAGCCCCTACACAGGGACAAGCTCGCCAGATTATTTGGGACTTGTTGTTAGAGTTAGGTAGAGAAGTGATACAGTCTTCTCATGTTAATAACCTTGACATAACCCTAATCAACGGAGCAAAGATATATGTGCGTGGAGCAGATCGCCCTGATACGCTTCGAGGAGTTAGTTTAACTTATCTTGTTATTGACGAGGTAGCTGACGTAAAGAGTGAAACTTGGGAAAAGGTACTACGTGCTTCGTTATCAGACAAAAAAGGCTCTGCTCTATTTATTGGGACTCCTAAAGGAAGAAACTGGTTCTACGACATGTACAACCTAGGTGTCTCTGAAGAAGATGAAGAGTGGAAGGGTTGGCACTTCACTACCAAAGATAACCCACTGATTGATCCTAAAGAGATCGAGGGTGCAAGAAAGACATTAAGTAGCTTCTCATTCAAGCAAGAGTATGAAGCTTCTTTTGATAACGCAGGAACAGACTTATTCAAAGAACAATGGATTGAGTATGGTGAAGAACCAAGCGATGGGGTATACTACCTGGCAATCGACTTAGCGGGATTCACTAATACCAACTATTCAGATGCTCGTAAGAAGAAGTTGGATGAGTCTGC